GCATCTAATTGGGTCTGGTAACGCTACTGGTGATTTTAGAGCACCTGTATTTTATGATAACGCCGATACAACATTCCGATTAGACCTTAACTCATCTTCTAGATTAAGAAACTTATACGTTGGTGATGGTGGTAGTGATTGGTCCGATCCAGGTGGATGGGGTACTCAACTTCACATTTCAAATGCACCTCACTCAATTTTAAGAATATATGCTAGAAGTGAAGGTATTGAAACTGGTATGTTCTCACATGTTGGTGGATTATCAGTTGGAGGTTCATTTACAAACCACGATTTCAGAATAACTAGAGGTGGTTCGTACAGAATGTATTTTTATTCTGGATACACATATTCAGAAGGATACTTACAGGCTGCAGCATCTTTAAGAGCACCTATATTCTACGATTCGGATAATACTACATATTATTTAGACCCTAATGGTGGTTCTTATTTAAGAGGTAGATTAGAAGTAGCTGGTGGGCATGGTAACTCCACACTTAGAATTACTGCTATTGGTAGTGAAATGGGTACTGGTACTCCATCTTATTTACAAATGTGGGTATCTGAACCTGGTGTGACTTGGAATGATGGTGGTTTTGGATTTAACGTACAAAACGATGGTGGTGGGCCTGGTGGATTTGGTAGAATCAATGGAGGGCAGGGACAAGCCTATATGAGATTTAACACTGGTGGTAATACATATTTCTACAATACTAACACATCTGGTACTCGTTATACTACAATGGAGTGGTATTCTAATGGTACTGTTTACGCCAACGATTATTTAACCGGAGGTAACTCATTAAGAGCACCGATATTCTATGATTCAAATAATACTGGATATTATGTAGACCCAGCTGGTACTGCTAGATTATCTTATGTAGTAGCAAATGGCGGATTACGTCTTGATGGAAATGAAAACATTTATTTAGATTATAACTACGGACAATCAATTGTTGGTGTTTATACATCGGTTAGATATCAGGGTGTATTTTCTATGGGTAACGCTTATAAATTAGCGATTGATGGTACTAATCCTGGTAACTTATATGGTTTATCTTGGTCACATCCAAACGCAGGGGGACAAGCTGGATTTCTTAATGACCACGGTTTGTTAGTGATGAACTATGGTACTACATTTTCGGCAATTTCTTCTAGAATTTGGGCAAGAAGTGATATGATGGCTCCGATTTTCTATGACCACGATACCGGATATTATGGTAACTTCAATGGTGAAAGTAACTGGCAAGGATTAACACTTAGAGGTAAGGCTCAAACTGGTCTAACTGGTAAAACGAATTGGAAAAGACCGGATATTACTGGTAATAGTGATTATTGGACCGGTATAATGGGTTGGGGTACGGAAGACTTTAACTCTGTAATGACATGGGGTTCTGGTTTCATTGATACATGGTCAAACCCAGCAAACCAACCATCTGGTACATCACACTGGGTAGGTGTTCAGGCACATCACTATACAAATACATACAATAGTGCGTATGGTTGGCAATTGGTTGGTGGACCAATAGGAAACTTAAGGTTTAGACAATCTTGGCCAAATTCTGGTGGTTGGACAACTGTTGCAATGCATGACCGTAACGATGGTAGTGGTGGTACATTGTACGCAGGTGCATACTCCGATGCTAATGATACCGGATACTATATAGACCCTAACTCTGGTTCAAACGCTGCATTAAGAATCAGAGGAGGTACACTACATGGACCTAACTTAACTTGGGGAGCCTATCTTTATGTTGGAGCAAATGGTAGACCTGGAGGTGAAGCATCTGTTGTAGCAACTAATGGTAACTTACACTTAGATTGTCAAAATGGATATGAAACTTATATTAACCACTATTCTGGAAATAGAACTTATACATACGAATTAAGAAGTACGTTCATCTATGATTATAATAATACTGGATATTATCTTAATATGGATGGGGTATCTCAACTACATTATGTATTAGCAAATAACTGGTTTAGACCTCAAGGATGTACTGGTGTATATTGGGAGTCTTATGGTAGAGGTATCTGGTCTCCAGAATGTGAGGGTAACCCTTATGGAACAATAGCTACATATGGTGGTGGTAGAAATGGATGGTTAGGATATGGTATTACGAGTAGATTTTGTTGGATGGGTAGAGGTGGTGATGTTGGATTACATGATAACTCATATGGATGGATATATTACGCTCAAGGAGATGGTATATGGTATTTGAGATGGAGAGGTAATGATAGAATGTCTATTCAACCATATGGTATGTATGTGAACAATGATATTCGTTCTCCGATTTTCTATGACCACGATACTGGATATTATGGTGATTTTAATTCTACATCTAGATTTAACTATATCATTAATAACAACATATATTGTTATGATTGGATATTTGCACAGGGAAATATTATAGCATACTATTCCGATGAAAGGTTAAAAACAAAAGTTGGTAACATTGAAAATGCATTAGAAAAGGTATCTCGATTAAATGGATTTTACTATGTAAACAATGAGTTAGCACATTCAGTAGGATATACTGATACCAAAGTACAATTGGGTTTATCGGCTCAAGAAGTTCAAAGTATATTACCTGAAATTGTACATTTAGCACCGTTCGATACTGATATAGATTCGGAAACTAAAGAAATAAAAGGTTCTAAGAGTGGTGAGAATTATCTAACAATTGATTATGATAAATTAGTTCCACTTTTAGTAGAGGCTATTAAAGAACAACAAATTATCATTGATAAACAAAATAATGAAATTTCTGAAATTAAAGAAATGCTAAAAACTTTATTTAACAATAGATAATAATTATTTTTCAAAAACAATATATTTATACAATATAAAACACAAATATTATGGGATTTACATACGAATGGAAATTAACAGGACTTAAAAAGCAAAATAGTATCAATGTAGAGGATGCTGTTGTAGGTACTTCATGGAAATTAACTGGTACAGATGAAGATGGTAATGTAGGAACATTTAGTGGAGCAACACCGTTTAGTATTAGTACAATAAACACTGGTAGTTTTACACCATATAGTGAATTAACAGAATCACAAGTTCTTAATTGGATTAAAAATCACGTAAGTGGTTCAAATGTATCTACAAATTATTGGGAACATATAAGTGGAGTAATTCAAAAAGAAATAAATGATAAAAAATGGGCTAAGGTAGAAATTTCTGAAACAGACCTACCGTGGTCACCAACATCTGGTAGTATAACTCCATCTGTGCCTGAAGTAGCTCCTATTTAATCAAAATACAACAATATAATTGTAGATTGTAATATCGATTCTTAATAATTAATTTGTGTTTTGAATATTTTGTTTATATTTATATGAGTATTACTGTAAGTTATTACTAATACAAACTTAAAATACAAATCGAAGAAATAAAATGGCAGAAAGAATCGTATCACCTGGCGTATTCACAAGAGAAAATGACCTATCCTTCTTAGCTCAAGGAGTTGGAGAAATTGGAGCGGCATTTATAGGACCTTTTAAACAAGGACCTGCATTCGTTCCAACAATCGTAAGAACACAATCAGAATTTGAAGATATCTTCGGAACACCTGATGGAACTTATTATACCGAATACGCAGTACAAAATTATTTAAGAGAAGCTGGACAAGCAACAATCGTAAGAGTTGCCGGAATTGGTGGTTACTCACAGGCAGCACCTTTGGGTATATTAGCATCCGGTTCTCAAGGCAGAAAACTAGTTGGAGTTTTATATTCAACTAATTTTGGTGATGAGGGTGTTGGATTTGTAAATGGCTCTACTAATATTACAAGTAGTGCATCGGTATCTGGTTCATTTGTAATATCAGGACTAATTGGTTCTGGTTCTGGAATAGCTAGTGTATCGGCATCAATTTTTCAAGAAGCTACAAACGATATTTCTGACGTATTTGGTGAATCTCCATTCGGTGCTAAAGCAGCTTATGGATATTTGTATTTTGAAAGTGCATCATTAGGATATAAAGATGATAGTGCTCTACAAGGTGTACAAATATACGAACTTAATTTACCAACACAAGTGTATGGTGATGCAGAAGAAGCAAGTACTCCAATCGTAGTATCTCAATTAATTAGTGGTGAAAGATATAACTTATTTAAATTTGAAACAATAGGACATGGTACATTATATAATACTAAATTTAAAGTTGGTATTTCTAATGTAAAAGCAGCTGGTGAAGATGGTTCAACTGACTATTCAACATTTACTGTAACTATTCGTTCATTTAGTGATACTGATAAGAGAAAGAGTGTAGTTGAAACATATAATAACGTTAACTTAGACCCTGCATCTCCTAACTATATAGCTAGAAGAATTGGTGATAGAAAGTTAACAATCGATTCTAATGGAAAATTAACTGAAATTGGTGATTACTCAAATAAATCAAACAATGTAAGAGTAGTTGTATTAGATGCTAATTCTAATATCTTAGGACCAGGTTCTTATCCAATATCAGCAGCACCTTTTGGACACGCAGCATATGTGAATCCAATTAAAACAAATTCTACAACAGAAGCAAATTGGGTGCCTGCCGTAAATTACCAAACAGGTTCAGCAAACAACACATCATCATCTCCGATTTATTTCTCTGGATTTGATTTTGAAGATACATACAAAGCAATAGATAACAAACAATATTTAAAACCAATTCCTAATGGGGCATTGGCTGGGGCTAACGTAGCATTCGCATTTGATTCACAATTATCATATGTAATGACTGGTTCGGCATCAACTGATATGGTTAAAAGACAATTTGTATTAGGATTCCAATATGGATTTGATGGTATGAACCCAACCGTAAGAAAAGCTAAGGCTGGTGATACTGATTGGGGGAATTCAAATACACAAGGATTTAATTGTTCAAACGCATCACAAAATGGTTCAATAGCATATACTAAAGCAATCAACGCTGTATCTAATCCTGATGAATATGATATCAATATGGTGGTAACACCTGGTATTGTAAGAAGCCTTCACCCATCGGTTACTTCTAAAGCAATTGATATGGTTGAGGAAAGACAAGATTGTTTCTATATTGCTGATTTCAACGATTATGATGATACAATTACTGAAGCAACTGAGCAAGCAAATTCAGTAGATTCAAACTATGTAGCAACTTACTATCCTTGGATGAAAACAATTGATAGTAACACAAATAAACTTACAACTGTTCCACCTTCTACATTGTTACCAGCGGTTTACGCTTCTAACGATAGATTGGCAGCTGAATGGTTTGCACCTGCGGGTTTGAATAGAGGTGGTATTACCGGAGCAGTTAGTGTATTGAATAGATTAACACATTCTGAAAGAGATACTCTATATGAGAACAAAGTAAACCCAATTGCGGCATTCCCTGGACAAGGTATTGTAGCATTTGGACAGAAAACATTGCAAGATAAGGCATCTGCTTTAGATAGAATCAATGTTAGAAGATTACTTATCAACTTGAAAAAATTCATTGCATCAACATCTCGTTTCTTAGTATTCGAACAAAATACTTCGACAACTAGACAAAGATTCTTAAACACTGTGAACCCTTACCTAGAATCAGTACAACAAAGACAAGGACTTTATACCTTTAAAGTTGTAATGGATGAAAGTAACAACACACCTGATGTAATTGATAGAAACATATTAGCAGGACAAATTTTCTTACAACCGGCTAAGACAGCGGAATTTATCGTAATAGATTTCAACATCTTACCAACTGGAGCAAGTTTCTCAGCATAATACGAAAATAAAGGAAGTAGATATTTATTAATATAAAATAAAAGTATAATAAAATGGCAGAAATATTAGAGTTTGACAAGATGTTCTATACGAACTTCGAACCTAAAATGAAAAATAGATATGTGATGGAGATAGATACTATCCCTTCATATCTTGTAAAGGCAGCAAATAGACCTACAATTCAGTTTGAAACAATTACATTGGACCATATCAACGTAAAAAGAAAATTACAAGGTAGAGGTGAATGGCAGGATATAAGTATTACATTGTATGACCCAATTGTACCTTCTGCAGCACAAAAAGTAATGGATTGGGTTCGTTTAGGACATGAATCAATTACTGGTAGACGTGGCTATGCGGATTTCTATAAAAAAGATATTACTTTCTATTTGTTAGGACCTGTTGGTGATAAAATTGAACAATGGACTTTAAAAGGTGCATTTATTCAACAAGCAAACTTTGGTGAATTAGATTTTTCATCAAATGAACCAGCAACAATCGAATTAACACTATCTTACGATTACGCAATTCTTGAATTCTAATTTAAGAAAACATATAAAAACAAAGGGGATATCAAAAGTATCCCCTTTTTTTATTTCTAATTTTTTAAATTCTATGTATTTATATATACAAACTTAAAAACGAATAACGTTATGGCAGAAACACAATATGATTTTCCAACGGAAGTATTAGACCTTCCATCACAGGGTAAGGTTTACCCAAAAGACCACCCATTGGCTTCGGGTACAATTACTATAAAACATATGACCGCAAAAGAAGAAGATATTCTTTCAAACCAAAATCTTATTAAAAAAGGTATTGTTTTGGATAAATTATTTGAATCTATTATCGTTGGTAATATAAATCCTAGTGAAATTATTTTAGGAGATAAAAACGCTATTATCCTTGCAACTAGATTGTTAGGATATGGTCCAGAGTATCTTTTTAAATTTTATTCATCTAAATTAAATGAATCAATTGATGCAAGAGTTGATTTGGGTAAAGTAAAAACAAAAGAAGTAGATTTATCAATATTTAATAATAAAAATGAATTTGAATTTGTATTACCATCTAATAAGAAAAAAATTATATGTAAGTTACTTACACATGGTGATGAAATTGCAATCGATAAAGATATCCAAGCTATTGAAAAATTAGGTGGAGCGGGTGCGGAAATTACAACCCGTCTACGTTATATGATTCAATCAGTTGATGGGGATAATTCATCAACAACTATAAACAAATTTGTAAATGGATTGTTAGCAATAGATAGTAGAGCATTAAGAAGTTATGTAAAAAAAATATCACCTGATGTTGATATGAAATTTACTCATATCCATGAAGATGGAGAGGTGGAGGAGGCGCCTATCACTATGGGTGTCAGCTTTTTTTGGCCTAGCTCGGAATCATAGTATTCAAGTTCATACTCAGATATTTGATATGGTTCAATATGGGAATGGTTTTACCGTAATGGAGCTTTATAAAATGCCAACTTATTTAAGGATGTTTTACTACAATAAATTAGTAGATTCTAAAAAGAAAGAAGCAGATGAAGTAAAAAAATCAAACAAAGCAAATAATTCAAAAGTTAGGGTTAATAGATAATCCTAACTTTTTTTATTAATAGGATATTTATAGATGTTAAACTACAACTAATATGAAAAAATATAAAATATCAAAATCTAATTTAAAAGAATTTTTTGGATTATTTGGTAAAAAGAAACCACAAACATTACAATCAATCATAGATGCTGACCCGGTATTACAAAAATTAGATAATGAGATGGCTGATATAGTTAAAAGTTTTGCTCCTAGAGTAAGAAAAATAGCAGATGAGCAACCCGAATTATATAAAAAATGGGTAAAATTGGGTATTATAGATAAGGATTTTAAATAACATTGATTTAAATGGCAGTAGCACCACTAACACCAGCAGAACAAGCGGAATTAAATCGTTTATTAGAAGAAAACGCAGAAATAAAAGAGCGTATTCGAGTAATAAACGAAAGAATAGCTACTGCCACGGATGCCGAGAGAGCTCAGTTAGAAAATATGATGCGTGTGGAGAAAGACCGATTTAAGGCTCAATCCAATTCTGCTAAAACACTTCAAAAAAGAGAAAAGTTTCTCGAAGAAGAAGAATCTATTACCAAACGAATTCTCAATATATCGGGTGGTGCTAATAAAGTATTAAATAGACAAAATACTCAATATAGTTCCATAGCTTCTATAAGTGCTGAAATAATAAAAAGAAAAGAAGAAGAACTTAGTTTAGATGGAGATGCATTAAAACAATCTCAAGAAGGAACTGCTGCATTAGAAAGTATAACTGCAGAGGTACTAAGGAAAGCAGAAGCATTAGGTGCTATAAAACATGAACAATCTGCCGCAGACGCTGAAATAGAAAGATTTCAACAGTCAATAGCGAACCTAACTGGTACAGCAAGACAAGAAGCAGAAGGTCAGTTAGCGGCTATGAAAAATATAAATGCTCAAACCGTAAGAACCAACGCACTTCATGAAGCTAATCACGACCTGTTACACCAAATGCCTGGATTTATAGGAGATGCGGTGGGTATGGCAAAAAAGATGGTAGCACAATTGGCTACATTGGGTGCACCACTCGTAATAATGTATGCATTATTGGGTGCAGCATTACACTCATTTGTAGCGTTAGATGCAGCGGCACAAGATTTTAGAAAAGAAACCGGATTACTGAATTCACAAACAAAAGATTTAGTTAACAACGCACGTCATATTGAAATGAATTTCAGAGATGCTGGTGTTGAGTTAAAAGATGTATTTGATACTGCAAAAGCATTAAAAGAAGAATTTAGTGATACTGTAAATGTTTCCGAAGAAGTATTAGCATCATTGTCCGTAATGGGTCAAAACTTTGGAGTTTCTGCAGGTAATGCTGCAAAAGTACAAAGTGTACTTGAAAGTGTTGGAGGATTATCATCGGAAACAGCGGCTAATGTAGGAAATCAAGTTGCAAATATGGCTAAATTAGCCGGAGTTGCACCTGATAAAGTATTTAAAGATATTGCCGAAAACGCTGAAGCTGCATCTACATTCTTTAAAGGTGATATAAACGCATTAACTAAAAACGCAATACAGGCTCAAAGAATGGGTACTTCGTTAAAACAACAAGTATCATTAGCAGAAAAATTATTAGATTTTGAAAATGGTATTGAGCAAGAATTAGTAGCTGCAACATTTGTAGGAGGTGAGTTTAATTTAAGTAGAGCAAGAGCATTGGCAATGGAAGGTAAACTTCAGGAAGCAAATGAAGAAACCTTAAAACAAATTCAAAGAAGTGGAGATTTCCGTCAAAAAGATTATTTCACACAACAACAATTGGCTAAAGCAGCCGGTATGAGTGTTGAAGAAATAAATAAGCAGTTAATGATGCAAGAAAAGTTGAATGGATTAACTGAAGAAGAAAAGAAACTTGCATCGGATGCTATTGATAAGGGATTGGATATTACCAATATGACCAAAGAACAATTAGCAGAAGAAACTAAAAAAATAGCAGCACAAAACGAACAACAAGGACAATTGGCTAGAATGCAAAACGCATTTATGGGAATTGTTGCAACTGTTGGTGGTACATTATCTCCATTATTGGAAGGATTAGCAGGCCTATTAAATTTAGTATTAATGCCAATAAACGCAGCGGCAGAGGGATTATCTCATATGGTGGGATTTTTAAAAGAAAATTTAGATGTAGCTCTTGTATTGGTAGGTACTTTTACAACAATGTTTACAATTTTGAACGCAACAATGCTACTAAAAAAGGCTAGCCTTGCATTAGATGTGGTAAAAGAAGCATTTGAAAAAAGAGGACTAGCGTTTAGTATAAAAAGTTTATTTCCACTTATCGCTAAAATGGCTATGAGTGCATTTAGTGCGTTAGGTGGGATACCGGTAGTAGGACCTGTATTAGGAGCAGCTGCCGCGGCAGGTGCATTTATGTTGGGTAAATCGTATATGTCAAAGGTGGGAGACGTAATGTCACCTGCGGATGGTAAGACCAGAATATCAACTAAAGAAGGTGGATTATTTGAATTATCTGCAAACGATGATTTGATGGCCGGACCAGGATTAGCCGGAGCCGTAGGTGGTGGCGGTGGTGGAGGAGGAAGTTTATCAGCATTGGCAGCACCATTGGCAGCAGTAGTAAACGAAATTAAAGCATTGAGAGCGGATATGGCATCTGGAAAAATAGCAGTGTATATGGATTCTGCAAAGGTTACTTCGAATGTTAATACACAAGTTGAAAAAACAACGAGAAACAGCTATAACATGGGACAAGCATAAAATACAATTTAATGCCAACAATAGAAGAATTATTTAAAACCAAAAAGTTGATAAGTGGACAAACCGCTGAACAACAATATGATATTCGTAATACTGCCGATATAAAGAGAACGCCGTACAATGTCCTAATGCGACCATCTTTTAAAATTGCAGAAATTGCAAGGAGAAATTTATCTAGTAGATTAGGAGAAACTAAATTAGAAGCAGAAGTAACTGGATTAAGAATATTAGCAAATACAACATCCCCAATTATATATGGAACTGATATACTTAAATTTTCCACAAAAACTAGAGGTATTGTAGAAGAAATGAAACAAGGAGCCAATGGCACGGAAGGAGTTGTTGGAAAATTAACTTCATTTATAAATAAAGCTGAAAAGTTTGGTAATGATTTATTATCAAAAATTGGAGCTAAATTACCAGAAGATTTAATACCAAGCCGTATTGTATTAAATTCTGATTTTAAAAAGAGTAAAGTGTCCAATACAATGGTCACATTGGCTACTTTAAAAACAAATTCCGGTGGTAATTTATTGGGTAAACTTATTAAAGATAATTTACAAGGAAGACCAAACCCAAATCAAATACTTGGTTCGGCTTTAGAATTAGGTAAAAAGAAATTAAATACTTTATTATTAGGTTCACCATCACAAGCGGCAGTAAATTTTGCCAAAGATGGTGGTGATAACTACGATATCGAGTCACCATATGGCAAAGTAATGACTCCGGCTTTATATTTGAAGGAAGATGCAATTGCACAAAGAAATGATTTATCATCAAAATTTGTTGCGTATGAACCCGATAAATTCAATCTACCATTACCAATAACAAATTATATTGCAGTACCAACTTTTTCAAAAGAACCCAAACAAATGTATTCAAAGACAAAATTGATGGATTCATTGGAAGTAAAAAGAGGAATGAGAAACGGTTCGGATGAATTAAATAGAATAGTTCAGTATGAGTCTGTGGATGGATTAAAACCAAGTGGTAGGGATGTGAATTTACCAACATTAAAATCACTTGATTTAGTAGAACTAAAGTTTTGGTCTGTTGCTAAACAAGCGGCGGTAAACTTCAGAGCAACCTTAACCGGTATTACTGAAACGATATCACCAACTTGGGATACTCAGAAATTTGTAGGCAATCCATTCAATTTTTACACATATAGTAATATTGAAAGAAGTATAAATTTTGCATTTAAAATATATGCACTTAATGCGGATGAATTAAAAGCTTGTTGGCAAAAAATTAATTTTTTAACCAATTTAACATATCCACAAAGGTATGCAGGAAACATTGCAGTAGTACCACCGTTTATTAGATTTACGTTGGGGAGTATGCATGTTAATAAAGAAGCGTTTATTTCGGATTTATCATATGAAGTGCCTGATGATGCGCCGTGGGAAACTGGTGAAGATGGAATGGATGAGTATATATTACCAAAAATTGTTAATGTTACTATGGCTCTTAAATTAGTAGAAACAGTTGGTAGTACATATCAAATGGGCGTAGCTGAAAGAAAAGCGGTGGCTGAAGGTAAAACTGCGGATGGTAAAGTAGTACCTGCAGTACCGGCAGCACCTGCAATAGCTCCTTCCGCAAAACGTTTATATGGATACGGTGCATCTAATCCAAATCAAATAATAAATGATGATAAAATCAAAAATTTAGATAAGGGGGGTGACCCACTCAAACAAACACAAGTTTCTGATTCTCCAAATGCATCCACATCACAAAAAGCAGAAAATCCAGTTAAAGCAGCTCAACCTAGTAAAGAGGATATAGAAGCAATAATTAAAGCCATTACTACTAAAAAGATATAACAATTGTAAATAAAAATGGAAAGTAGATATTTAAATAATAAAATTAAAACAACAATAGATGGTAGACAGGTATATAGGTCAAAAATATACCCAAATATTCCACCATCTGACCAAGATACCTTTGTAGCAACGGAAACCGGTGATAGATTGGATACTTTGGCGTATCAATTTTATGGAGATTCAAGATTTTGGTGGATTATAGCAACATCTAATAACATTCATGATGCAAACATTGGATTTGAAGAAGGAACTATTTTAAGAATACCTGCAAATTATATTGAAATAGCAGGAATATTTACACAATCATAATTTATAAATGAGTACATTTCCACAATTATCTAACATTGACTCTAAGATTGCAAACAATCTTAAATTTGGAACAAAAGCCGGCTTAAATGCTTCTCAACGAGTTTGTTGGATTAGAGTATTTTCTGGAGCAAAAACCGGAGCTGCTGAAGGATTGATTATATCATCTAATATGAATTATGGTACATTCAATCCATCTACAACTAACAATGCGGGATTTGTATATGGGAATTCAGTAAGTGGTGGAACTTTTGGTACTACTTGGGCGGGCGGGGCCCTTCTATCGGCAGGTGGACCGTTAAGACCTTCTCCTGGTATAACTGGCTTACAAATAAAAGAAGGTAAGGACCAAATTTCAAGAGAATGTACTCTATCACTGGAATGTTTTTCATTGGAACAAATGGAGTTAATGCAAAGATATTTTTTAGAGCCTGGATATTCTTTATGTATTGAATATGGATGGAATAGTAATGAGGGGATATCGCAAAAAATGCCAAACATTGGCACTGCAGAAATTTTAGCAGCTGCAGCAAGCCGTAATTTAAATGGTAATAACTTACACCAAAGAAGGATTGATAGTTTGGGAGATTATGATACATTTTTAGGATTTATAGTGGGTGGGAATGTTCAATCGGATGATGATAAGTGGAAAATATCGGTAAAATTGAGAGGTGCACCAGGAATGCCAACATTTTTGCAATCACAAAATAAAACTTTAAAAATAAACAGCGATGGAACAATAGAAGAAAAAGAAGGCGAACCAATATTATATGATGTAGCCGATACGATTTCTCCTGCGGCCGGCGAAGATGTGAGAAAGAACAGAAGGTTTAAAAATATGTATAATCAATTACCAACTACAAGACAAATAGAAGCGGTAAGGGATTTGTTAACTACTAATAAAGTGAACTGGTATGATTTTATAAATTTTGATGCAGCCGTAAATAAGGCAATTACTACATATTCATCTCCTGGATGGTGGGCAAGTACTTTTACAAGTGCTTCCGAAACCGTAACAGTTGGAAAAGCTAAAATAGAAAAAGAAAAACTATTTTCAACAAACAAATATATACGATTTGAATTAGCTATTGATATTTTAAATAGAAATGGAGAATTTAGCGATTATATATTAGCCGGAAAAAAACTTCCCATTACAATTGATATTAGTAATGCAAAAATAGGAGCGTTTCCAAATATGTTTTCCACAAAAGATTCTAAATTGATAATACCAGGATATATGCCTGATTTTTCTGCATATTTTTTAAATTCAGGTGTAATAACCCAAAAAGCTGGTGGACGGTTTACAGTGGAGGGACAAAAGGGTGCATTTGAAGTTGTAGATAATAAATTACCAACAGTTGGTGCATTTGTTCAAACTGAAGATACTTCTTTAGGCCCATCTCACACAGAAAAAGGAAATTATTGGGGATATTTAAAAAATCTTTATATAAATTTTGAAGTATTTAGGTCAAAACTAGAACAAAAAAATAAAACCATTAGAGAAGTTCTATTGGATATGTTAAATGAAATGTCATCAGCTGTAAATTCCTTTTGGAATTTTCAGGTAGTTGAACAACAAGATAAAGATGGTAATATTATACTAAGTGTTGTTGATGAAAATTGGATTGGAAAAAAAACGGGTGGCTCGGTACAATTCTATCATTCGGGTCCTTATTCTATATTTTTAGATGCTAATATAGATATTGCATTACCGTCTGAAATGACAAATCAAATTATTAGTAGAAGGTTATCTTTGGCAAATAATCCAGATGAACCGATTGTTGGAGTTGGTGGGTTTTTTGAAAGTGCAACGGATTTATTTTTGACCAGTTACACCGATAGTAATGGTAACCCAAAAAAGATACTAACCGAAGACGATAAAAAGAAAGAAGATGAAGCCGCGGCGGCTGCAGCGGCAGCGACAGCGGCAGAAGATAAAAAACTACCTTCTGAAAAAACTCAAGAAAAAATTAGTGCGAGTAATACACGAGATTCTGCGATAGATAAAGAAAAAAGCGCATTATATACAAACCGAAGAAAATTAGTAACAGGTCTTGATTTAGTAGATGGTACTGTTGCTTGGAACGATTTCGATATCGATGGAGATGAAGTATTGAATCCTGTAAAAAAAGCAAAAATTGAAGCTGAAATAAAAGCCATTGATGCCAAAATAGCAGCATTAGATGCGGAAAAAACTGCAAATAAAGCGGCAAGAGAAATTTTACAAAAACAAAAAGATGAGGAAGTAAAAACGGAAGAGGATAAAGATGGTGAAATTGCTGCCAAAGCCATCGGTGCTAATTTAGAAAAAATAGATGTTGTACCCAAAGTTGAACTGGATACAATTCCAGAAGAGCTTGGTGATATCACCTCCACAAAAATTTTAAAAGAAAAATTTCAGATATTTTGTATGGATGATGAACCATTATTTGATAGGTTAAAAAATGATGCATTTGCAAATAAAAATAAAGGAACTACTGAAAAAGGATTATCACATCCACTTCCGATAAAATATACTTTTAAAGTTTTAGGTACAAGTGGATTTAGAAGGGGTGACACTTTTAATATTATTGGAATACCAACAAAATACGCCAAACATGGTTTATTTCAGATTATAGAAATAGAACATAATGTGAGTGGTATGACATGGACAACATCGGTAACCGGACAATATAGACAAATGCAATAATATGATAAATCCAGATAGATATAAAAAATTAAAGAATAATCTTTCCGAGTATGAATTACCGGAAATATTAGCATACATACCGGCACCAACGGAAATTGAGTACAAAAGAGGATATATACAAAGGTATTTTGTTCAAAAATCCAATGATATAAATTCTTATATTTTTGAAATAAGTAAATATAATTTTGCATCATTGCAAATAAATCCATATTTTACAGTAGTTGCTATTCTTTGGAAAATTTCCGGAAATCCAACTGAAATAATGGATGCAAATAGTAAATCAATTAAAATTGGTAACAAAACTATTCCATCTTTACACAAATATTTACAAAATACTTTACAATTTTCTAAACAATAATTTGGAATTGTTATAAAAATTTCATATATTTGTATTTATTGATATGGGGGTGCCATGGAATTGATTGCAATGAGAATTATAGTATCACACGTAGACAGAAGTGCTAGATGTCTTTAAATCTGTACAAAACAATAACTGACGAAATGTCAACTATGACCTTCGAAGACCTTATGGATTTCGTAGGTGCTGATTACGCTGTAGCAGCCTAATCACAACAATCGGGTCGGTGCACATATAACCTAGGAACAGAAGTGTTTACAAAGGCTTTATTCGTTGGGCCCGAATCAACGAATTGGTGGAAAAGCTGTACTAACCATACGGCCCCAATTATTTTGGAAAGTGAATAAGATTAAACTTTATCCTAAACGTGTGACATGCTGGTATTATGGTTACTTTGTAAGACAAGGGTTCGAATCCCTTCACCTCCACCATTTTTTTAATCCCCACTTTACATTTGGTAATTTGGGGATTTTTTCGTATATTTGTAATATTATGGCAAAAGTAGAACCAAGCGCTAAAGATAAACCGCGTAAATTTGAACACATATATAAAGATGATGATGGGTGTGAATCAATTTGGAAATATGATTTAGATAAATTTCCAAATGGACCAATTTCGGTTGAACATAAATACCCACCTCACTATGAGAAGAAGTTAAAAGCTCAACAAAAAGAAGCCAAATTGGCAAAGAGCCAATCAACATTAGAAAAAGCAAAAGCTGCAAATAAGAATGATAAGAGTGATAGAAAATATTGGTGAGTTAGAAGAATTAAAGATAAAATTGGAAACCGAAGTATCCCTTTGGTATCCTATGTGGGTAGATAATGATAAGCATCCACGAAACACTCATATATCCTTTATCCTGATACGAACTATTACTGATAAGTACATTCTACCACATCAACATACCGATACTACATCCCTCTCTAAATCACAAATAGAAGGGGTGCTAAATACTGCCGGATATAAGTGGGTTTTTCAAAAAAAGAAACTACTACAATCGTTCTCTAATTTAAGAAATGGATTAAATGACATTGATACCGCACACTTTCTTAAAACCGGAGAAACGATAGATTACCAACAACCAATACAACATTTAGTAGCTCCATTATTACACAAAGGTTACAAAGAAGATATCATTCAATCCATTCCTATTCTTAAATTGTGTGAAGCCGTTGATAATGAATTTCTAAAACATCATAATCAAAAAACTAACACTTACAATTGGTACAACGATATTTTCTTACCAATCCTTTCAGATATTGAACAATTCGGAATTCGGGTCGATAGGGAAAAATTTATTGATAGATGGCCACAAGCCCTTAAACATATTTCCACCGATAATGTTGTGTACACCGAATACAACCCATTTACGGTAACGGGTAGACCATCCAATAGACATGGTGGTGTAAACTATGCAGCCCTAAACAAATCGGATGGAAGTAGAGAAACCCTAATAGCAGATGGAATATTCTTACAAATGGATTATGATTCGTATCACCCACGTCTTAAAGGTAAGT